TTTTATCATCATCCCACTCCCGTTGATATTGACGCAAACATTCAATTAATTCTTCACATTTATTATCGAACCAAGTGCGAGTTAATGCAAGTCGTGTTGCTTGTATTCCATCCTGAATTGACAAGTTTGGAACAATTTTTAGATGTTTTATGTCAATTTTTGCAGAAATTTGTTCGATTATGCTCTTACCACCGCTTGCCATTGTTTTTGCTCTAGCGTCATGCGGTAGCCAATGTGTACCATATTTGTAGCCAAATTCATTTTCTTTTTGTTCTAGCAACATGGTGTAAAACGGTACGGCTTGACCATTGCTAGAGTGGTGATCCAGTATCCGTATCTCACCGTATACCACCTGAAACCAAATAATCGATGTACTGTCGTTGTACCCCAAGTCCCAAGCTGTATGACAGGGAAACATAGGGTCATAATCAACGGTGGTAATACGCTCAAGATCGGTGATTCTACGCATCTCCTGCCCATAATAAGCCCCAAGAATAGCGGCTTCAAATGAGCAAAGGAACTCTTGTTCGTACTGGTTAGCTGACATAGACTGCTGGGCATCTAGCAATTCAGCTTCAGGAATTAAACCTGATTGGTCAGCCCGTAGTGTCTTGACATACCAATTAGGGCTTTTTTGGGCTTCCGTATAGATGTCATAAAACGCATTGTGACCTTTTGGTGTACCAATAAAGGTTGCCCATGTTTCATAGCCGTTTAAACCGTTTCTATCGGTCAGCAATGGCCGCACAATCTCGCCCCAAAGTCTTGGCTTCATATCGGCATATTCGTCTAGCACTACCCCATCAAGGTATAGACCACGCAGGGCATCAGGGTTATCAGCACCAAATAGCCTAATCTTAGCCCCGTTGACCAGTTCTACCCATAATTCTGACTGATTGGCCTTGACAATGGCTGGTTCTGCGTACTTAAGCAAGTAATCCCAAGCAATGTTCTTGGCTTGTGCGTAATACGGGGCAATATAAGCGTATCTGCTGTCAGGTTTGTTTTCCATGATAGCCCTACGAATTGTGTCGCAGATCGTAGCCACCGTTTTCCCTGCCCTACGATGACAAGTTAATACAGCCCAGCGTTCTTTTCTGTAATGGAAATCTAAAAACGCATCCCGTGCTTTGTACGGATATTCGTACTTTTTAACTAATTCTTTCAATCTAGGAACTTGTGTTCGTGAATGATCTTAACGGGTTGTTCTTCATCACCTGAATGCTCAGTTCTAGCCAACTTGGGCAAATGGTATTCCATGACGCTTTGAAGCATCCCAAATGCTTTTTCAGGATTGGGTGGAACTATGTATTTATTTTCATCGTTTTTAACGCCAATAGCGACCTGTTCTAGCCACTCTTGCATTTTGTGGGCATTACCATCAACGAACCGAGCAATCGCTTCTCTAGCCATTCCTGTGCTCTTGTTGACAGCACCTGCCTTGCGACCCACATTTAAATTGGGGTGTTCGCTATTTTTCGCTTGTTTAGCGGTCATACCTTATCCAAGTGGTTGATTAAGATACATTAAGTTTATCAGTTAACCTGTTGTTTGTAAAACTGCTTTTCCCATTTCTTATGACGAAAGTACGGTATCCATATATACGGGAATAGTATTGATAGTCTAAGTATGGCCCAGTTAATGAAGTTCCACGGCTGGGGTAATGGTCGCATGATGTCTAGGAATAGTACGGCTCTAATGCTATCGGTGTCGTTTAGTGCCATGTGGGTGTAAGTATCGTCAAACAATACGCATTTGCCTTCTTTCCAAAAGTACACCTCACCGCCATTATGTAATGAGCATTGTTGGTGTTCAGGTACTACCACGCCCAAGTGCATTCTTAAAATGCCTGACCACGGGCCTTCATGCGGATTGAGCAGTTTTCTAGGGCCAAGTACCGATATATAGGCTGATATGACATCCTTGTGCTTATCAACGATTGACATAGCAACAGGGCAGTATTGCTTGTTCTTACCAAAGCTAACCCCTGCGGCTTTAAAGAAGAACATACGCCAGCGGTCATCATTGCTGATGTAAGTCTGATCGGGGCTGATGCTTTGGAAGTTAGCAAACTCATCGTACCGTTTGAGCAATTCTTTGACTTCGGCCTGTATAGCTGGGAAATTGCTTTCCAGTTCTTGCGTGATCGGATGTAATTGCGGATCAAAGAACTTCTTATCACCCCACAGACTATGCTTATGGAACGGCTTTTTTAACAGCTTTTCAATCCAAAGGGTGTTAATTTCCACTATTTTTAAATAGTTTTTCTAGCACTTCACGCCTACTGTCCTCATCTGTAATAGCCATAGCTGGGGCTACTGCAAACATTGGCTGGCCTTTTTTAAGGAATGATTCTTTAGCTTCAGGGGTAAGGTCAAAGTAATGTACGGAATCTTGGTCATTAAACAAATTTTTGCTTTTAAATCCACTTAAAGTTGTTTGACCTACCTTTAATCCATGTTTTTTGCCGTACTTATTGATAAAGTCGGGCAGAATCTTGTCGTAAAAGCCTTTCATGCCTTCACCACCAATTTCAAGATCAACACCTTTAAGGTTTTTAGCACCAGCATCATTAGGGGTAGCTTCCAATAACTTTTTGGCGGCTTCTTTGCCTACATAATCAGAAATGTTGTCAGCAGTTACATTAGATGCAATATGCGTAAGACTTGCAGGATTTTGATTGGTTCTAGCGTGTAATTCACCATTTTTAGACAAACGCAATTCGCTGATAGTTTTAGCCAAGTTGTAACGATCTGCTTGCTGTTTACCAGTAGTAAATGCTACTCGGTCATATCCACCTTCTGCGGCCATTTGCATGGCTCGTTTCATAGCTAGTTCTTGCCAGTTTTTCTTAAATGGAGCATCAGGTACTTTGTAGCCTTCTTTTTTGGTCAAATAATCAACAGCCTGTTCACGACTTGGCATATAACCCCAAGTGCCTTTGTCGTTTAACATCATTACACCTTCATCTGTGCCAACAATTTCTTTGTCTGATTCAGATAACGGCCTGATTTTTGATTCAAAATCTATTGGTGTTTTGTAACCTTTTTTGCGGCCTGATTGATGCCAGTCTGATTGGATTTCTTCTACAAATAAAGTCTTTTTACCGTCAATAGTGCGGTCTGTAACCCTCATGTGAGCAAGAATGTTGGGCTGGTCAAAGTGACCTGATTCGTAATTACCGTAATCTTTAAAGTTTTCTTTTTGACCTCTTACCCAATCTTCAGCATTACCGCTACCGTGCCAAGTATTGATTAGCTTTTCACCTTCGTAAACGCCAAAATATTTGCCAAAAGTTCTATCTTCTTCAGGTAATTGACGAATATCGTATTTAGGTGCTTCACGCTTTGGCTCATATTGCACAAGCACTTCACGATAATTTTCACCATTAGGTAGGGTGTAATCAGCAAACTTTGGTTTGCCGCCATAAGGCGTAACATCACCACTAACGCCATAAATTTCTTCAGCTTTTTTAACAGCATCGTCTAGTTGAATGGCATTTAAAGGTGTTACTTTATCATTTAATGTATTTCGCAAAACATACATACCATCGGCATTTTCTTCAATTTTTGCCACGGCAGTTTTGTCTATCATTAAAAAATTGCCCTGCCATTCATTTTTTGGTTCAGCAAGGGTAGTTTCTTTAAGTTGTACAGGGTTTTCAGCTAAAAATTCTTCTATTTGCGTTTTGGTAACTTTAGGGTTTTCCGCAAGAAATGTATCTAATCCCCGTGTTGCTACTTCTTCTTGCTTAACGCCTTGTGTTTTTAGCAGTTGTGCAAGGTATTGTTGGCCTGTACCTTTAGGGTTTTGCAGGTTCATTACCGCTTCATCTAGCGGTGAATAAAATCCAAGTGCGTTCTTTTCAGGCTGGCGTAGGGCTTCAGCTACTTTAGCTGGTGGCGGTGTTACATCTTCAATGCTTAAACCAACAGGCAAATTTTTACCTGCTTTAAGTGCTTTGCCGCCAAAATAACCTAATGATGGAGCAATAAACTCACCCAGCGTTTCGTGTTGTTTAAAACCTTCATATTCAGGAGTAACACGGGGTACTGTTTCAAGTACTTTTTCGGTTGTTGGGGCAGTTTGTATCAATGCTTTAGCGTATGGGTTAGTCATAAACTCAGCGGCATTGCTGAAGTTTTGTACGCTTTTAGGTAAATAGCTTTGTACAGTATTGCGAATATCACGCAAATCACCCATTGTGCCAATAGCTTGGCCTACACCACCACGCCCCAATGATTCTGTGACATTAGGGGTTAGTTGCAAAGCATTTTTTAAACTTGTGCCAGCTTCTTGCCATTGCTGTGGATTTTGAAACCCACGCAACATATTGGCAAATGCTTGACCTAGCGATGGGTCATTTGGATCGTACTCAGAGTACATTACTTAACTTCTTTATCCAAATCTTTGAGTTTATTAGCTAAAACTGCTCTACGCTCTAAACGCTCACGCTGTTGTTTTTCTAGCGTAGATTCTTTTTTAGGCTGTAACAAGCTATTTTCAGGTTTAATTTTTTCTTTAGTAAACATTATTCTTCTTCCCGTTTGCCTAAAAAACGCCCGTAGGCTTCTTCTAGTTTGGCTTTGCGTTCACCTTTAGCGTTATCACGCTCAACATTAAGGGCAATAGCTATGGCTTGTTTTTTACCTTTGCCAGCTTTCATTTCGGCTTTAATGTTTTTGCCGACTGATGCTTCTGTGCCTGATTTGTCTAATGGCATGATTAACCCTTGAATTTAAGTAAATAGATCGTTGTATCAATTTCTTGGGCAATATTGTCAATAAGCTGGACAATCTCAGAATCCATTGGTAGGTCTGCCCGTGCTTCTTTTACAAAACGCTGAAGTGATTGCATATAAGCCAGCGGTTCTTTTGGCTGGTGGTATGTGCTAGGA